AGTATCCTCTAACAGAGCTATCTATGACAGTATCTTCGCGCCTAGATTTATGAAAATTCAATATGTTTCTGGATCATCAGTTGGTACGTTTAAGCTTACAGTTAGTAAGTAATGACCGTTAGGTATATCATCGTCCTATTACTAGCTAGTGTAGTACTACACAGCTGCCACAACGCCAAGTATCATCTAGACAAGTTCTACGACAAGGGCGGAGTAATAACGTGTGATACAACCTACGTGAACACCACTGACACTCTGCATGTAAAGGGTGTGGACGGAAAGGATTCGCTTGTATACATCGTAAAAAATACGCCAGCCATCTGTCCAAAGGCAACTATAGAGACAAGGTGGATGGTAAGGTTTGATAACAAGAGGTTCAATGACTCGTTAAAGATAGTATCAAACATGTACTCTGATTCATTGAAGTCAGCTATAAAGAATAACAAAATTGACGCAAAAACAAATAGAGTCCAGATAAAGGAAGAAAATAGAAGCTATCCTTGGTGGATGGTTTTCTTATCAGTTATGGGTGCTATTTTTATATGCATAATCTTAACCAAACTGCTACTTAGACAAATCAAACCATGAAAGCTAAACTATCACTCGTAATACTATCCGTGTTCTCATTCTTCGCTCCTATAGAGCTATGTGCAATCATCCTAATGAGTATGATATTCATCGATACTATGGTGAAGATGGTATCTATAAAGAAGATATCAAGTAATGAGGGAAGGGCTTACAGGGACGTTTTTAAGTCTAAGATGCTTAGACGTGGGTACATCTTCAAGACTGCTGGGTACTACATCATGGCGATAGCTATATTTCCACTTGACTTTTACGGACTGACTCCATTCACAGCTAGTATTATAAAGGGACTTGGGTACACATTTGTCATTCCTACAACGGCACTGTTCACTAACATATTACTTTGTATATTTGCACTTATAGAGTTCTCAAGTATTAACGAGAACTGGTTTGACATTAGCGGAAACAATATACTGAAGAGTGTGTTTAGCGTTGTAAAGAAGATCAGGTCCACTGTAACTCAGGTGTCTGATACGTATAAAGATATTAAAAACTAAGACATGTCAAAGTACCTATACATATTCGATCCAGGTCATGGCGGACTTGTTGACGGGAAGTACCAGACGGCTGGTAAGAGGTCACCTAAGTTTGCCGACGGAAAGGTTCTATTCGAGGGCGTAAACAACAGAGATAACGTGCAGCGCATAATGAAGGCTTTTAGAGATAACGGCCTAGAGTGTGTAGATGTTGTAGACTCTGAGAAAGACGTGTCGCTCATAGAACGCGTAAAGAAGGCAAATAAGCTATCCAAAGACAGAAAATGTGTCTACATATCAATTCATTCAGATGCGAACGGAGACGGCGTTAAATGGGACCAGGCAAGCGGCATGTCTGTGTACACGTCCAAGGGTCAGACCAAGTCGGATATATTTGCATCCATCGTTATAGACGAGCTTTACAATAAGTTTACATCTACAGTCAAGTGGCGTACTAATAATACGGACGGTGACAAGGACCAGGAGGAGAACTTCTATGTCTTAAAGAATACCGACTGTCCAGCGATACTGTGCGAGCTAGGCTTCCACACGAACGAGGCTGAGACAAAGAGGATGATGACACTAGACTATAAGAACAAGATAGTTGACGCAATGGTTGCGTCTGCAATTAAATGGGAGAAGTTATGAGCAAGAAGATCGCAGGAACTACTAGCATCGAGAAGACTTACGTGTCAAGACCTGGCGTACACGCCAAGGCAAAGACTAGTAAGCTGAAGTCTAGTAAGAACTACAAGAAGATGAACGTAGGTCAGGGTAAATAGTTTGTCGCAAATTTTCACTATATTTGCGACATAATTAAATTAAATAGAATGAAAAAATTAACTAAAGATGAACTAGAAAAGTTCACCAATGCTCGTACAGAGTATGCATCGCTTAGAAACAACTTGTGTGACATCACACTAGCTGAGGAGCGTCTAAAGACAGACAAGCAGACAACACTTATTAACATCTCTATGGCATCGACCACGCTATCTGAAGTACATCAAGAGCTTCAGGATAAGTATGGCGACGGTAAGATCAATATGCAGACAGGAGAGGTGTCATGATAATCCGAAAGATATCAATCGGTAATGACCTACTGAACGCTATGCACTTCCAGGCTGGGAAACCAGCCATGGGCGGTGCGTCCACTATATCTGACATCATAAAGAATATAGACGGATCGATAGATGTTTTTATAAGTAGAAGTCCTGAAGGGTTGGTTGAGATCGTCAAGTGGAAAACAATTGGGGCAACCGTCCCAGTAACAATCGAGTATAACTTAGAATTTTAAGATGCATTCACCGAACTACTTTATTATAAAGCCTTATAATGGAGTTAGATACGACAACATCAAGAAGTTTGGAGACGTAGACTTTGTGATATCCTCATCCGTTGAGGACCACACCGTAACCAATCGCTTTGCAGTTGTCCAGTCTACCCCAAGCTGGTACGAGGGTCCAATAATCCCAGGAGATGTCGTTGTGGTTCACCATAACACGTTCAGACTGTACTACGACATGGACGGCAGAGAGGCTAGCTCGTGGACGTTCTACAAGGACGACATATACTTAGTAGACATTGACCAGATGTATCTGTACAGAAGAGATGAGGGCCCGTGGAAGGCAATTGCTCCTTACGCGTTCGTTAAGCCACAGAAGAACGAAAACGATTCTGCTGTGCTGACACACTACGTGGAGAAGAGTACGTTTGGAAATATTGTGTACCTGCCAGAGGGAGAGAAGGAACTAGAGGTTGGCATGGAGGTGTCCTTCAAGCCAGGTTCTGAGTACGAGTTTAAGATTGACGGAGAGAAGTTGTACCGAATGAGAACTAGGAACATATGTCTGACGACCTAAGAAAACAAAGAGAGAGAATACTCACGGCTGGACAGAAGGCCGTTGAGGAACTAATAACGGTGCTGAGTAGTAAGATACTTACCGCTGGAGGAGACGACTCGGACCTATCGGCCGATAAGATGAAGAACGCAGCAGCGGCAAAGAGACTAGCATTTGAGGATGCGCTGTCTATAAACGAACAGATAGAAAAGGAGAGAGCCAAGTTTAATGAGACGCTAGTCCCAGAGATAACTATGGGTAACAAAGGATTTGCGGAGGGAAGGGCAAATGGAAGAAAATAAACACGCCCTATACAGAGTCTTAAAGGACCACGTAAACATAAACGCTATCACGAAGCGTAACTCGATGAAGTCCTGGAAGTACGGATACGATGAGGACTACGACGTCATCATAATATCTAGAGACGGGACGCTTGGAGAGGTGTACGAGATAGATGGCCTTATCATAGGCCTACCTAAGCTACAAGAGAAACTAGATGCAGACCCTAATAAATGGGTTGCGGCAGAGTATCCAAAAGAATTATCTAAGATAAAGACCGTGTTTGACTGGAACAGACACGACAACATATTTAAGTCTAAGTACATAGACTACATCGAGCGTGAGTACAGCAGACGTGAGAACGGACACTGGTTCATGAACAACGGCGTGCCAACATATATTACTGGAACTCACTACATGTACTTGCAGTGGTCAAAGATTGACGTCGGACTACCAGACTTCCGTGAGGCAAACAGGATACTATACATACACTGGGCTGCATGCGTTGCAGACAAGAGGTCGTTCGGTCAGTGCTACCTAAAGAACAGACGTTCTGGGTTCTCGTTCATGTCGTCGGCAGAGATTGCGGACACGGCAACACTTGCAACAGACTCTAAGCTAGGTATACTATCTAAGTCTGGCCAGGATGCTAAGACAATGTTTACGGACAAGGTCGTACCAATTGTTAACAACTACCCGTTCTTCTTTAGACCTATCCAGGATGGTATGACCAATCCTAAGACTGAGCTAGCGTTTAGAATTCCTGCATCCAAGATCACCAAGAAGAACATGGACAAGGAGCAGACCGAGTCTATGGATGGACTAGACACAACTATAGACTGGAAGAACACTGCGGACAACTCTTACGATGGTGAGAAGTTGAAGAGACTTGTTCACGACGAATCAGGTAAATGGCTGGTTCCCAACAACATACTAAATAACTGGCGTGTAACAAAGACATGCCTTCGACTAGGATCTAAGGTCATAGGTAAGTGTATGATGGGGTCAACATCTAACGCACTATCTAAGGGTGGAGAGAACTATAAGAAGATGTTCAATGACTCTGACGTGAAGACAAGGTCTGCCAATGGTCAGACTAAGTCTGGACTGTATAGCCTATTTATACCGATGGAGTACAACTTCGAGGGTTACATAGACGAGTACGGGCACGCTGTAATAGAGGATCCAAAGAAGCCAGTTATGGGTATCGATGGGGAGTTGATTAAGATAGGTGTAATTACCTACTGGAATAACGAGGTATCTGCACTAAAGAACGACTCGGATGCGTTGAATGAATTCTATCGACAGTTCCCTAGGACAACGTCGCATGCGTTCAGGGATGAGTCCAAGCAGTCTCTTTATAACTTGACAAAGATATACCAGCAGATTGACTACAACGACTCACTTATCAAGGAGAGGATACTAACTAAGGGTAACTTCAGCTGGAAGGGTGGAGTCCTAGATAGCGAGGTTGTATGGACACCAGAGACTAATGGTAGGTTCCTTATATCGTGGCAGCCACCAATAGAGTTAAGAAATAGAAGAGAGAAGGACAGGCACGGTAAGCACGTACCAGGAAATAAACACCTAGGCGCGTTTGGTTGTGACCCTTACGATATATCTGGAGTAGTAGGTGGAGGTGGGTCTAACGGCGCACTACACGGAAAGACTAAGTTTCACATGGAACAGGGCGCCCCAGCTAACCAGTTCTTCTTGGAGTATGTAACTAGGACACAGACGGCCGAGATATTCTTCGAGGATGTGCTTATGGCGTTAGTTTACTACGGGATGCCATGTCTAATTGAGAACAACAAGACTAGGTTACTGTACCACATTAAGAACAGAGGGTATCGTGCATACTCCGTGAATAGACCAGACAAGCACATATCAAAACTATCGAAGACCGAGCTAGAACTTGGTGGCGTACCTAACTCATCTGAAGACATGAAGCAGGCACACGCATCGGCTATAGGCTCGTATGTAGAGGAGCATGTAGGCTACGATGGTGAGGGTACGTATAGGGACCCAGACGAGATGGGTAACATGTACTTTACCAAGACGTTAGAGGACTGGGCTAAGTTTGATATAAATAATCGTACAAAGCATGATGCATCCATAAGTTCTGGGCTTGCGATTATGGCTACAAGGGAGTATACCTTTGAGCGACAAATCGAAAAGTCGAAAATTATGTTTAATTTTGCAAGGTATGATAATAAGGGATCAAAAAGTCAATTCAAGATATAATGGATAAACCATCTATAAACATAAAAAACAGCC